TCACGCGCTGGCTGTCGGGGGCGGCACGGCCGAGGCCGATGCGTGATCACACCATCACCTGTATCGGCTGCGGGACGCAGTTCCGCCGGCGCGAGGTCGGCTCACTGTACCGCGGGAACTACTGCTCGGACTGTCGCGATGAATGACCGATGATGACCCGAACACAAACTCGCCCGTGGTGGTGCTCGGATCGGCTCACCGAGGACTACCGCGAAGTCGCGGAAAATGGCGGTGATCTCCGGATGCTCAAGACACTCAAAATCGTCCGGAGCATCATCGTTAACCTCGGTATCATCGGGATCTCGCTGGCCGCGCTCTTCTATACCGGCGCTGATGCGACGCTCGTCTCCGTGATCGGGTTGATCACACTCGGAGCATACAACGGCGTTGAGGTCGCGGACTACGCCGCGCTGGCGACCGCCTTCGCCGAGGTCAAATCCGAAAATCAGAACCAAAATGAGTGACCTGCCGAATCTCTCCCCACGACAGCGCGAGCTGATCAGTTACCTTCCGGCGAGCTCGAGCGCGCTCGCTGAGGCGCTCGATGTCGCTCCGACAACGGTTGAGGGCTACCGGAACGCGATCCAGGACAAAGGCGTCGACCTCCGCTACGATCGGCAGGCGAACGAGTGGTATCTCGCCGACGAGCGGGCGCCAAAGCTCCGCCGGATCTCGACGAAACACAAACAGACGAAGACCCGGGAGGCGAACGAGGTCATCGAGGCCGAAGAGTCGCTTCTGCTCCGGCGACTCAAACGGACCGAGCCACTGCGAGCGCGGCCGCGGGAGGATCCCGACGCAGAGTCGTTCGTCGCTGCGCTCGGCGATCTCCACTTCGGAGATGTCGTCGAGACGGACTCAGGCGAGGTCATCTACGATATGGAGACGGCGACCGAGGCCGTCCGGGCCTTCGCGGAGAAGTGCCGGCACATCAAGCGGCTGGAGTCCGAGTACACCCGCTTCGACGACTGCCATCTCATCATCCTCGGCGACCTCGCGACGGGGACACACATTTACTCGGGACAGGTCCACGATGTCGAAGCCTTCCTCGCCGAGCAGGTCACGGCTGCCGCGCAGGCGCTCCTCGATCTCGTGGAGACGCTCGCGGATGTCTTCGAGACCGTCCACGTTCACGGCGTCCTCGGGAACCACGGCCTCGATCGAGCCTCGGCGGCGCGGGGCTCGAACACCGACCTCATCGTGTATCGGTGGCTCGACGACGCGCTGCGGCGCCTCGGCCGTGATAACATCTCGATCCAGATCGCAGAGTCCTCGCACCACCTGAACACCGAGATCCGCGGCTGGAACGTCCACGTCCGCCACGGCCAGGACTCACAGAAACACGTCGATAAGACGGCGGCTTCCTCCCGTGACTGGCGCGGGTGGCAGATCAAACACGACTTCGATCTCGCGCTCCGCGGCCACTATCACAACCCCGGCCTCGACTGGGTCGTCAACAAGTACCCGGTCGTCTCCCTCCCGAGTCCGAAGCCCGGCGGCGAGTTCGCCGAGCGCATCGGCGAGCCCGACGCCTCGACGACGCGACATCTCGGCTGGTGCTTCGGCGTCGAGGAAGACCGGAAACTGACCTTCAAGCGCCTCGTCGACGATCAGTGACCCGCGATGATGCATCGGAACGCGTGGGTCACGCCGTCGGAGCGGCGCTGGAGGTCGTCCGACGGACCGACGCCGTGTGGCTCAAACGGGGCTGCCTCACCGATGAGCGAGCCCCGCCACGACACCGACATCACGGCCGCCGAGGTCGACGGCGACATCATTCTCGCCCGTGAGGGCGGCGACTCCGGCGAGTGGATTCTCTCTTCCTGGACGATCTCCGAGGCGTACTGGCGATAACCTGCGGCGACTGACGGCCCCGATACAATCCCATGGACGACGACGACCGCTGTCCGGCGACGAACCGCGACGGTGAGCGCTGCGGCCATCCCGCCGGCTGGGGGACTGACAACGACGACGGGCCGTGTAAGTTCCACGGCGGCGAGGCGGGTGCGCCCGAAGGGAACGGGAACGCTGAGAAGCACGGCCTCACGGCCGACCGCGAGAAGTGGTTCGACCGCCATCGCGAGGACGCGTCCCCGCTCGTGAAGGCGCTCGTTGAGTCGTACGTCGAGGACGCGCCGTTCGGCTTCGAGAACACCGCGAAGGTCGATCAACTCTGCGAGGTCGCGATCGATCAGGCGCGACTCCGGGAGGCGAACGAGTACCTCGACGAGTTCCTCACCGAGCAGGTGGTCGGCGTCGACGAGGATGGCTCTCCGATCGTGAAGGTGGAAGAGAATCCAGCGCATATGCCGCGGGATCGCATCAAGCGGACGAACGCCCGGATCCTCAAAGAGTTGGGGGTCCTCGACGATCCGGACTCGGCGCAGGCGGCGGCGACTGAGACCCTCGCGGACGTGATCAACGGATGAGCGCGCGATCCCGAGCCGACTACGCCGGCGATGTCGAGCTGCCGGAGACACGGGACCACGGCGTCGACGTCACGGCCAAGGACTTCGTCGACCTCTCGGAGGCGGAGGCGAAGGCCCGCCTCGGCGAGCTGACGCGCGCCGAGCGGATGGCGGTCCTCTTCGACTTCGAGCCGTTCGACTACCAGCGGGATCTTATCGGGCGCGCCGAGGCGACGTCGCCGACGCGGATCGCGATCCAGCCCGGTCGGCAGGTCGGGAAGACGCTCACCGGCGCCGCGCTGGCGGCTCACGACGCGGCGACGGTCCCCGGTGAGGACACGCTGATCGCGGCGCCGTTCCAGGAGACCGCCGACGAGATGATGCGGGAGGCGACCCGCCTCCTCGAGATCGCTGAAGAGCGGCTCGCGGCGATGGGCCTCGCCCTCGGCGTCGAGACGAAGAACAAACGCGAGTGGGAGTTCGCTCACGGCGGCCGGTTGCTCTCGCGGACGCTCGGCGTCGACGGCGTCGGACAGCGCGGGAAGAACCCTCGCTTTGTGATCGTCGACGAGGCGGCGTTCGCCCCGGACACCGTCTTCGAGGACGTCATCGAGCCGTTCTTCGCGACCCACAGCGACTTTACGTACATCCTGACATCGACGCCGGCTGGCGACGCGGGGTACTTCTTCGCGAAGTGCCGGCTCGACGACGACTGGCACTCGCCGCGATGGCCGACCGCGATCTCGCCGCTGCTTGATGCGGAGTGGCTGGCGGAGCGCGAGCGAAAGAACGACCCGCGGACGTGGCGCCAGGAGTACCTCGGCGAGTTCATCGGCTCCTCGGACCGGTTCTTCTCCCCGGAGCTCATCGACGAGGCGAGTGGCGACTCGGCCTTCGACCTCGCCGACGTCGTCACGATCGGCGCCGACATCGCCCGCGCCGGCGACGACCGGACGGTCATCGTCGGGATCGACGCGAGCGGGACCGCGGGCGTCATCGAGAGCGACGCCGAGCTCAACCTCACGGAAGCGACCGGCCGGCTGACGCAGTTGTATGAGCGACACGGGCCGGACGAGGTCGTGGTCGACGAGACCGGCCTCGGCGCGGGCGTCGTGGAGATGCTCGGCGAGGAGATCAGTTCCCGTTCCGTCCAGGGTGTGAAGTTCACGATCGACCGGAAGCAGTCGCTGTATAACGGACTGAAGAGCGCGCTCGAAGGCGGCGACGTCGTCCTCGAGCATCATCCGCGGCTCGTCCGGGAGCTGAAGAAGCTCACGTACTCGCTGACGTCCTCGGGAAAGACGAAGATAAGCCACCCGAGCGGCGGTCACGACGACCACCCGGACGCGCTGGCACTGGCGGCGGACCGATACGCCGGCCGGACGTCCGGCGACGACATCCTCGCGTTTCAACTATGAGTGATGACACATCCCTGACGGCGCGGCTCCGCGACGCAGTCGCTCGGCTCGCACCGTCACAGGACGGCGACGTCTCCCCGCAGGCGCGCGATGAAGAGCCGATCGCGATCTCCCGTGAGGAGCACACTGCCGAGCCCGACCGCGACGACATTGAGCGGTGGGTCCGCGAGTATTACCGGAACCCACTGATCCGGCAGCCGGTCCGGAAGTTCGCCGCTGACGTCGTCGAGCCCGGTGTTCGGGTCAACGTCGACGCCGGCGACGAGGAAGAGCCGACAGTCCCCTCGGACTATCGCTTCGCGGAGTTCCGCGGGCTGGAGCTTTCGGACGCGCTCCGCCAGTGGCTCTCGCAGTCGGCAATCGTCGGCGGCCGGTTCAACCGCGACATCACGGACCTCCTTGAGGACGTCGTGATCGACGTCCGCGGCCGCCGCGGGACGGCACTCGTTGAGCACGCCTACGACGACCCACGCGAGCGCGAGTATATCCTCGGCCTCCGGGCGTTCAAAGCCGAGACGACGACGGCGTACACGCGCGACGGGAAGAACATCCTCCTCCGCCCCGACGATACGGACGTCGACTTCGAGACGGTCGCGGTCCAGGACATCAGCGGCGACCCGACGCGCTTCGATCAAGCGCCGCGGACGCCGGCGGGCCAGGCGGCGGCGTTCGTCCAGTTCGACGACATCTTCGGCAGCTATGACGAGAAGGACGACGTCCCGCTGGCGCTCGACGATGTCACGCTCCTCTCGAACGACCCGGACACCGGGACGATCTTCGGCGAGCCCGACGCGGCCTCAGTCGTCGACCGGAGCGAGGAACTCCGGGAGATGTTCGAGGACACCGCGCAGGCGATTAAGGCGGTCGGGTATGGGCACTGGATCGCACAAGTCGAGACCGACGACGAAGACGAGGCGCGGGCGCTGCTGAACTCCTTCGATCCGTCGGACCCCGAGCGCGTGAACGTCACGAACTACGGCGTCGAGGCCGAACGCTTCGACGGGCAGACGCCCGATACGGTCGAACAGATCCAGCAGCAGATCGAGTATATCCTCACGTCGCTGCCGACGCCGCTGTATCGCGTCGGCTTCGCCGGCGACATCAACCGCGACATCTCCGATGTCCAGCAGGACGACTATCGGGAGGCCGTCAGTCGGGAACGCGACCGCCTGGAGTCGGCGTTCCACGAGTTACTCCACGAGAAGGCTCGGGAGTTTATGCTCGGCGACGCGAAGGCCGACGAGTCCCTGGACGTCGACGTCGGCCTCGTCATTGAGCCCGAGGAGTCGGAGTCGCCGCTCCAGGACGAGAACTTCTCGGCGGACGAGTTCTCGAACGTGATGTCCGGACTGAAGCAGGCAGCCCCCGGCGGCGCCGTCGAGCAGCTCGTCCCGCCGCACGAGATCCGGGAGACGTTCCTCGGGCTGGATCCCGAGCCGCCGGACGCACCCGATACCGACCCGGACGCGATGATGTCGCTGCCAGATGAGACCGACGAGCGCGTTCAGGAGACCTTCCGGGATGCGTACCTCGCCACACGGTACGCGGAGGGAGACGAGGTCGAGACTCCGGACGGCGTCGGCGTCGTGATCGACGTCTTCACGTCGGACGACACCTTCGCCGGGCGGGCGGTCGAAGCCACCTCGGACTCGCCGACGTACGTGGTCGCGACCGAGGGCGGGCGGCCGGCGTTCGACCTCTTCTCGGCGAGTGACCTCTCGGCGACCACGATCGAGGTCGAGGGCGTCGAGGACGCGACCGACGCGGCCACGGAGGCCGAGGCGATGATGGACGCGCATCTCGCGGACGCGAACACCGAGGCGGACACGATCGCGGAGCTCGGCGTGACCGACTGGGATTACCCGCCGTCGTGGCGGGAGTCGCCGACGCCGAACCGCGTGATACTGCTGAAGGCGTGGGCCGGGATGGACGGGTCGTTCTCGGGCTGCCAGCGTGAGATGCGCGGCGAGATCGCCCGGACCGCGCCGTTCTGCGGCGCGATGAAAGACAGGGTCCTCCTCACCGAGGACTGGCGGTGATGAGTCACGCGCACCACCACGCCGGCCTCCGGCAGCTGTCGACGGACCCGACAAACACGCAGGAGATCCGCCGACAGTTCCTCCGGGCGGTCCGGGAACGCTTCCGGACGCTGCGGGGGCGGATCCGGGAGGTCGTCGGCTACGATGAGGATCGGCTCCACCTCGCCGACGACGCCCGGCTCCAGGATCCCTCGGACATCGAACGCTTCCCGACGGATGAGGGGAAGATCCGCGAGTTCATCAAGTGGCTCGCCGAGCGCCTCCAGGCGGGCGTCCTCGAACGGACCGGCCGGAAGGACGTCCGCGCGGGCGAACACTGGACGGCGACGTACATCCGCGCGGCCTACCGACGCGGCTGGGAGAACGCCCGCGCTCGCCTCCGGACCGCCGGCGTCGGTGTCGAGCCCGTTGAGGCGATCTTCGAGCTCGGCGTCCCGCAGCGACAACTCCGCCGCCTCTACACGCGGACCTACGAGAACCTCCAGTCCGTGACCGACGACTCAGCGCCGGCGGTCCGCGACGTCTTGGCGACGGGCCTCGACGAGGGCGTGAATCCGCGGGAGATGGCCCGTCGGCTCACGAAGGAGGTCCGCACGATCCAGCGAACGCGGGCGGAGGTGCTCGCACGGACTGAGGTTATCAACTCCTACTCCGAGGCCACGCTCGACCGGTACGACCGCGCGGGCGTCGGCGGCGCGACCGTCTCCGGGGAGTTCGCGACTGCGGACGACGACCGCGTCTGCCCGATCTGCGAGGCGCTCGAAGGGACCGAGTTCGGCACCGATGAGATGCGGTCGGCGACCTTCGACTTCGAGGCGTCGGAGTCGGAGCCGGATCATCTCGAGGGCGAATACCCGGTAAAGCCGCCCGTTCATCCCCAGTGTCGCTGCGCGATCCTGCCCGTCATCGGGTGATCTTTGAATTATGACAGTTGCAAACGTTCAGTCTCGAGTCGCAGGGCTCGCCGAGAGCGAGCAGGTCATCAGCGGCGTCGCGGTCGGCGTCGGAGACGTGACCCGCGGCCTCTCCGGCGATCAGAAGGTATGGACTGCCGAGGAGCTCCGAGAGGCCGCCGAGTCCCTCGAAGGGACGCCGGTGAACCCGCTTCATAGCCAGGCCGATGTCGGCGAGGTCGTCCGCGCGGGCTTCGATCCCGACCGCGGCGTCGTCTACGAGGCCGAACTCGAAGACCCCGACCTCGCCGAGCAGGTCGCCGACGGCGGCCTCGAAGTCTCGATCGAGGCCCGCCACGCCGACGGCGGGACGGTCGAGACGGATCGCGGCGAGGCGATGCGGGCGTCGGACATCCAGTTCACCGGGATGGCGCTTGTCCAACACGGCGCAGCTCCGTCGGCCTCAGCCTCGCCGGGTGAAGCCGCAGCGCTCTCGCCGGCAGACATCCACGCCGCCCTCGAGGAGGACGATCCGGCCTCGACCGAGGGCGACGCCTCCGACATTGAGATCTCCGACGAGGTCGAAGAGGGCCTCCAGAACAAGGTCGATGAGCACAACGAGGAGGCGCCCGAGAGCAAACAGGTCACGCTCGGGATGTTGAAGAAGGTGTTCCGGCGCGGCGCGGGGGCGTGGTTGAACTCGAACGCAGGCGCGACGCAGCAGCAGTGGGCGTACGCCCGCGTGAACGCCTTCCTCGAGGACCTGATGGCCGACCGCCCGCTCAACTCCGGGAACGACAACGACCTCGCGCCGGATGGCTACGACGTCGCCGAGAACGCCCACCTCGTCGACGTCAACGGCACTGAGGTCGACATCGAGCCGCCGGAGCGCGTCATCAACGCCGTTGAGGCGGGGATGGAAGCGAAAGAGGAGTACGCCGACGCCATCGGCGACTGCGGGACCGGCGTCGGCGAGGCGATGAGCGAGGTGATCGTCGGCGGCGACCTCACGCCGGAGATCCTCCGGACCGGCGGCGACATCGCCTCGAACTCGCCGGCGACGTACCTCGCGAGTCACGCGGACGACGTCGGAGCCGAGGGCGCGCCGACGACCTGGACCGAGGACGACTGGACCGGCGGCTGCGGCGAGGTCCAGCAGGCCCTATGGGGCTTTTACGAGGAGTGGTTCACCGCCGTCAAAGAGGAGATTGAGGCCGCGATGGAGGACTCCGAGATGGCATATCATCAGGACGAAGAGGCGGATATGGCGGAGGTACCGGACGAGTACATCTACGATAATCCCGGCGAGGCCGTCGCAAAGGCCGAGGAGATGGGCGTCGGCGACGACCGGGATCTCGCCGGCGACGAGATGATCCACACCCACGGCGGGGGCGAGGATACTGTGTTTATGCCGGGGCCGTCACACGACGCGCTGATGGAGATGCTCGAGGAGATGGGCGAACTCGCCGCGGCCGACCTGAAGGGCGTCGGTCCGGTCGAGTTCGACGACGTCGGCGAGGGTGAGCTCGACGAGTCCGAGATCCCGACCGACGACTACGAGGGCCACTACATCAACGCTGGTGAGAACAAATCAGACTCCTCCTTCCCGGTGGTCGACGCCGACGGGACGCTCCGCCGCGGGAACGTCGAGGCGGCGTGGGATCTCCGCGGGCAGGGCGATCTCGGGATGCCGCGCGATGCCGCCGAGCGCGTGATGCGCTCGCTCGGCCGCGAGTTCGGCGACCCCGGCTCCGAGGCGAACCCGATCCCCGAGGAGGCATACGAGAGCGAGTCGGCCGCCGCCGACACCGATGACCCCGAACCGGGCGAGGTCGCCGGCGGCGAGCCGGAACAACGTACCGACGAGCAGACAGGCCGATTCAACCCACATATGAGCGAAACCGAAGAGGAGCTCCGCGCGCGGCTGTCCGAGAAGGACGACCGCATCGCAGAGCTCGAAAGTCAGGTCGAACAGTACGAGGCGGAGCGCGAGGACGTCGCGCGCGCCTACGCCGAGGCGCTCGCCGCCGACGACTCCGTCTTCGATGCGGATGACCTCGTCTCGAAGTTCGAGGTCGCAGAACTCCGAGAGAAGTTCGAGGCCGCCGAAGACGCCACCCTCGCCGACACTGAGCCCGACGTCCAGTCGGGCGCCGGCGACGGCGGCCCGGAAACAGCGACGCTCTCCGACGAGCAGCAGGCCGAAGTCGCCGAGCACCGCGAGGTCATCGCTGACCTCGCCGACTCGGACAGCGTCATCGCCACGAAGGAGCGCGAGCATCGTGCGGACCTCGTGGCCGAGATCACGGGTGAGGATCCCGATACTATCCTCGAGGAAGCCTAAATCATGGGACTCAACGCAGGACAGTGTTTCTACGGTAACAGTCTCGCGCTGGCGAAGGTCGCCTCCGGCGTCTCTGCCGGCGACGAACTCGGCCCGAGCGCGACCGACGGCGAACTCGCCAGCGGCTCCGACGGCTACTCCGCGATCTCCGCGGAGGGCTCCGTCGGCGGACTGTCGACGAACGAGTCGCCGCCGAGTGGCTTCGCGGCCGTGCGCGTGTACGGCACCGTGTCCTACGAGGCGGGCGAGACAATCAGCCCCGGCGACGCCGTCGGGATCGACGGCGGCCAGCTCCGCGCGGCCAACTCCGGCGACGGCTCCCCGAATGTGGTCGGGATCGCCGGCCGCGGCGGCGGCGAGTCGGCCGACGAGGACTACGGCAGCGGCGACGACGTGCCGGTCCATCTCATCGAGTAAACAATGCCTCAAGTTATCAGTCAGGAAGCAGTCGAAGCGACCGTCGAGGAGCGGCTCCAGGAGATGCTCGTCTTCCGGGAAGCCTTCCGCGATCTCGACGCAACGAACGTCAACAGCGACACGATCAAGGTCCCCGACCCGGACGACGTGATGGCCGAACCCTCGGCCGTCGAACCGACGTCGGAGTACCCCGGCACTCGCGAAGAGTACCAGAAGGTCCCGATCGACCGGCAGAAGTACGGTGAGATCATCGAGGTCCCCGAGGAGGACGTGATGGACAACGTGTTCGACCTCGTCGCAGACCACGTCGACCTCGCCGCCCGCGAGATGGCGGAGTTCCTCGACGGCCTCGCCTTCCAGGAGCTCTCGTCGAATGTCGACAGCGCGTCGCCGGTGAGCGACAACGCGAACGACGACCTCACGTACGACGACGTCCAGGAGGGCGTCGCGCAGCTGGAGGAGAACGGCGCGACGCCGGACATGGCGTTCGTCGGTCCGCGCGGGAAGCAGGACATCCTGACGTACCTCGCGGAGCGTGGGACCGACCTCACCGACGAGGCCATCCAGACGGGGAACTTCGGGACGATCGCCGGACTGGACTTTATGTTCAGCACCGTCGGCGATCTCACGCTTCACAACGCGATCCTCGTCGACTCCGACCGGTACGGGTACGAGGCGACTTTCACGCCGGTCGAGACGGAGTCGGAGTCGGACTTCGACACCGACACCGAGAAGTACAAGATCCGGACGCGGAAGGGCTTCAAGGCGATCAAGCCCGAGGCCGCGATCGAGGTCGAGGGCTAAACGCCTAACCGATGGCCCGGGCGACGCCGTCGGACGTCCTCGTCACGTTCGACGCCGACGCGAGCGACGCCGAGGTCCAGCAGTGGATCGATCAGGCGTCGGTCATCGCCGACGACGTCGATGCCGCGGGGTCGGTCACGGACGCTCGGCTCGAACAGATCGAGCTTCTCCTCGCGCAGCACTTCCTCGCCGCGCAGTACCCCCGCTTTACGAGTCAGTCCGGTGGGTCGCGGAAGGCGGACTTCGGCGAGGGGCGCGACGGGAACGCATATCTCGCGCGCGCGAAACGTCTCGATCCGACCGGCGTCGTCGAAGAGTCACTCGAAGCCGAGAAGTTCACGCTGTCGACCGGATGAGCGACTTCGAGGTCGAGCTGGAGGGCTTCCGGCGCGTCCTCGACTCCTTAGAAGAGATTGAGGACGACATCCGCGGTGCCGGCACCGTCACCGTCGGCACCGGCGTCGAATACGCGGTGTATCTCGAGTTCGGCACCTCCGATATGGATCCGAAACCGTTCTTCCGGCCGGCGCTCGCCGAGCTTCGTGTCCAAGGTGTCGAGGGGTTCCTGCGGTCGAACACGAATCTCTCGGCCGAACAGTTGGACGACCTCGAGACGCTCGTCGACGCCGTCGGGCTCGCGCTGGAGCGGCGGATGAAGGAGATCATCACCCGAAAGGGGCTCGTGGATACCGGCACCCTGCGGGCCAGCGTGCTCGCCGTGCCGGGCGACGATGCCTCGAAGTTACCGGGCGAAGCAGCGTTCTCCGGGTTCGACTCGGACAGTCCCGCGCCGGCCAGCGCCGGCCGCGCCGCGGCCTCCGAGACTGTGGAGATCAACGTATGACAGACCAATGGGACCGCTTCGCCGCCTCGGCGGACCGCACACTCGACGCACTCGGGTGGGACGCGGCCGTCGCCGTCTATCAACCCACCGAGGAGTACACGCCCGGCGAGGGCTTCGAGATCACCTACCCCGACGAGCCGACGACGACACTCGACGGCGCGCTCGAGGTGCCATCAGATTCGGCCGACGTCGACACCGGCGGAACGACCGAGACCGCGGACCTCACGGTGTACGTCCGCGCGGACGTCCCGGTCGACTTCAACACGACGGGCGAGACCGACGAGGCGCTGACCGGTCTCGAGATCGACGGTCGGAAGTACGTCGTCGACGACATCGAAGAACAGTTCGACGGGTTCATCGCGCTCGTCTGTGACGAGGTCGATCAATGGCGCTGACACTCCCCGAGCGACCGGCACAGTACTTCATCAACGAAGTACTCCTCCCGGGCTGGCGGCCGTCAGAGGCTCGCGGCTTCGACGCGACGCTGTCGGATCCAAGCGCCGAAGCGTTCCTCCCGCTCGCGACGAGCATCGACGATGTCGGCGCCGTGTACCCGTCGCTCGTGGTTCAATACTCGAACGAGACGAGTGGCGGACAGTCGACGTACGACTTCCTCACGCGGGACGGCCCCGGCCAGAACCGCACGGGTGAGCTCATCGTCACGGCCCGCGCGCAGGACCGCGAGGACGACTACGTCGGCGACAGCGACGCGTACGGCGCCGCTGAGGCAGACGACATCGTCGTCGAGCTGACCGAAGCCGTCGAGAACGTCGTCCAGCGGTCCGCGGCGGGCGGGACGACGGAGTTCGCGACGCTCGGCAGTCAGCGTGGGCCGGACATCCCCGACGACTACGAAGAGGACCCGCCGGTCCGCCTCGCCGACGTCCAGGTCAGTTACTCGTGGACGCGGCACCCCTAACACACTCATACAACTATGTCAACAGCCGAAAACGCGCTGCAAGATATGCGCATCGAGTGGGTGGAGGAGTCCACCCCCGGAGAACCGCCCGCCGATCCCGACTGGCAGCCGTTCAGCCGGGAGATCGACGAACTGAGTACGAGCATCGACGGCAGCAAGGAGGCGACCGACTCGCTCGGCGTCCGCGACTTCATCGAGATGTACCGCGGACCCGAAGAGTCCGAGCTGACGCTGTCGTACGCACAGTACAACTTCCCGCTAGACGCCGACGGCAACGTCGTCGACCCGATCGGCTACCCGATGACGGTGCCCGAGGGCGACTACCCGTCGCTGACGGTCGTCTCGCGGCGAGATGTTCAGTCGGGTGGCCGACTCGACGCAGGCTACCGCGAGTTCCTGGTCGTGCTCGGCGCGCGACCGACGTCGTCGACGCTCGACGGCGACCCGAGCGCGGCGGAGGCCATCCCGCAGGAGCTAACGCTCCCGTCGGCGGCGGCTCGCCCGCACATCATCCACCAACCTCCCAGCGAGGGCGAGCTCGTCGTCCGGTCGACCGACGCCGACGACACGATCGACGTCACGATCGAGAGCGAGGGCGGCACGACGACGGAGACAGTGACGCTACCCGGATCCGACT